TGACGTGTCACCGTTTGTCACCGTTTGTCACCGTTTGTCACCGAATGTCACTGAATGTCACTGAATGTCACTGAATGTCACCGTTTTTTTGGCCGTGACGGGACCACGGCCATATTCTCGGCGGCATGAACCTTTGGAAACGAATGAAGCTCGCCGGCCGAGTGCTCACGCGCGGCGCGGACGGCACGGACATGCCGGAAGGCGTCAAGCCGCCGTCACGGAGTTCGGCCACCGAACCGCTCCAACTGTCCACGGTTTTCCGTGGCGTGCAGGTGTTGCAGACGACCATCACCGGACTCCCGATCGTGGAGCAGCGCGGCGGCCGTGACCTGCCGGACGTGAGCCCCATGGTGTTGCAGCCGGACGTCTCCCGTTCCCGCCGTGATTTCATCGCCGACATCGTGGCATCGCTCGTGCTCGACGGCAACGCGTTCACCCGCATCGTGCGCGATTGGAAAGGCGAGATCGTCACCTGCGAGATGCTGCCGCCGCAATACGTGACCGTCACCGACGAAAGCGACGACCCGGCACGCCCCGACCTGCGGTTCTCCTATCTCGGCCATGCCTACACCGCCGATGACGTCGTGCACAGCAAGTTCCTCAACGTGCCCGGTCGTCTGCGCGGCCTCGGCCCCATCTCGGCGGCACGCGAGGAGATCGATGCCGCGCAGCTCGCGCGCAACTACAAGGCGAAGTTCTTCACGGACGGCTCGAATCTCAAGGGCTATCTGCGCACATCAGAGAACATCACACAGGAAGCCGCGCAGCAGGCAAAGGCATCATGGAAGGCGTCGGGCGAGGCTGGCGACATCAAGGTAGTCGGCAAGAACCTGGAATACGTGCCGCTCTCACTTAAGCCAGCAGACTTGCAGTTTCTTGAGACTCAAAAGTTCGATACCACGCAGATCGCCCGTCTGCTCGGCATTCCAGCAAGCATCATGCTCGCCGCCGTCGATGGCTCGAACCTCACCTACAGCAACATCGAACAGTCGTGGATAGAGTTCGCCGACTACACGTTGGCCGCCTACACCGGCGAGATCGAGGAGATCTTCAACCGTCTGCTGCCGCGCGGCCGTACCGCAAAGTTCGATTGGGACAGCTCGCAGCGTGCGAACATGAGCGACCGCTACACGGCCTACAAGACAGCCATCGAGGCCGGTTTCCTCACCGTCGATGACGTGAGATGCAAGGAAGGATTGCCGGTACTCGGAAAGGAAGAAGACCAATGAACATCGAGAAACGTGAAATCGCATGGAAGGGCCTGACGCTCCGCTCGGCCGATGACTCCGGCACCTCGACCGTGGAAGGCGTCGCCGTGCCGTTCGGTGACATCATCGACACATGGGACGGAGCCGAGACCTTCGACCGAGAATGCGAGTTCCAGGGACTTGACGAGGCGAAACTGTGCTTCGAGCACGGAGAGACCATCGGCCGCATCACCAAAGCGGAAAGCACGGACGACGGACTGCACATCACCGCGCGGATCAGCGACACGGCACGTGGCCACGACGCCATGACCCTGATCCGTGACGGCGTGCTCGACAGCTTCTCGGTCGGATTCATCCCTCTCGAATCGCAGAAGGACCGCGACGGCATCACCCACCGCCGCAAGGTCCGCCTGCTTGAGACCAGCATCGTGAGCTGGCCGGCCTACCAGAACGCGAAAATGACCAAATCAGCGGCACCAGCCGTGCAACAAAGGAAGGAAACCATGGAGAACAACAACGAACTGATGGACCTGATACAGTCCATGCAGGAGGAACAGCGCGGCATCAAGGCCGAGATCAGCAAGATGGGCACGAAACCGGCACCGGCTGCCATCGGCGCGGCGTACCGGAGCCACGGCGAATACATGCAGGCCCTCGCGCGAGGCGACGAACAGGCCATGACCGTGATGAAGGAATGCCGCGACCTGATTTCCACCAAGGACACCGGCAACACCGCCACCTGGATCGCCGACGACCTCAAACTGATAGAGAACCGCCGCAAGGTCTCCCAGCTCCTGACCCATGACACGCTCCCGGCGACCGGCATGAGCATGGAATACCATGTCGTGACCTCCGACACCACAGCCGTCGGCAAACAGGAGACTGAAGGCTCAGAGCTTTCCTTCGGAAAAGTCACCTTCGGCACCAAGACCGCCGATATCAACACCTACGGCGGCTACACCACCCTATCCCGCCAGACCATCGAACGGTCAACCACTCCGATGCTCAACACCGCGCTCACCGCGTTGCAGAATGCTTACGCGAAGGCCACCGAGAAGGCAGTGCGCGACCACCTGTACGCGGAAATCAAGGCTCAGCGCGACGCATCCTCTGACGCCAACAAGATCGACGCGCCACAGCTCGCGAACATGACCATCGATGACTGGGTATCCCTCATAATCGACGCGTCCGAACTGGCCGACGACCGCAACGTGACTCTAACGCGCCTCGCGGTCTCCAAAGACGTGCTCAAGGCGCTGGTGAAACTCAAGGACACCGGCGACCGGTTCTTCAACCTCAGCGGAGACGGATCGGACACCATCGGAAGTTTCGACCTGACCGGCGTGGCCGGCACGTTCATGCGCGTCCCCGTCGTGCTGCTGCCGAACGCCGACGCCGGACTGGCCAGCTTCATCGACCCGACCGCCGTCACCGTGTGGGAGTCCGGCGGCCCCGCGCAGCTGACGGACGGGGACGTGACCGGCCTGACCAACAGCTACAGCGTCTACGGATACATGGCGGTGGCCACGACCCATGCGGACGGCCTGATTCCGGTGAAGTTCGCCACGGCATGATGATCGCTGACAACAACCTGCTGCAACGACTCCGCGACGAGGTGGGTGTCCCGGCCGGAGAGGAAGACCGGCTCACAGTCAAACTCTCGGCGGCGAAACGATACGTCTCGCACGCGGTCGGCGGAGCCACCGTGGACGACGATCTGCTGGCCGATTGCATCGTCTCCTGCGCGGCCGACCTGTTCAACATGCGTGATGCCCGGCTCGGCGTGATGGACGTTGGCGACTCGACCGTGGAGCCGTTCAGAATCTCCACCGACCCGCTCCGCTCCGTCTGGCCGAAACTCCGCGCCGCCGGCGTGCTGACCGGGGGAATGGTGATCGCATGAACATCCAGGAACAACGAGCCGCGCTGATGAACACGCTCACCGACATGCTCGATGGACTGGTCAGCAGCGTCAGCATCGACGCCCAACTGATCCGCCCGGCGGCCGGCAAAGTCGCGGTGTTCATCGAACCGCCGACCGTGGAATGGCCGTCATGGGGCCCGCCGGAACCGGTCTGGACGTTGGACGTCATCGCCGGCACGCCGACCACACAGCCATCCGCAGTCGATGACATCCTCACAGCGCTCGACCGGCTCGCCGACAAGGGCCTGAACCTTCAGAAGGCCACACCGGCAAGCTGGAACCTGGCCGGCGCCGGCACGCTCGCGGCCTACCAGGTCACGTTGAACGCTCTGGAAACCGAATAAGACAAGGAAAGGAAAACAATCATGGCTGGAAAGATCCGCACGCTCGGACCAGGCATCTTCAAAATCACCGACACCGCGAACGGCAGGGACTTCAGCGCCGACCTGACCAAGGCGCAGCTGAATCCGTCGAACAGCAGCGACGACCCGGTGACCTACTTGGACGGGTCCGAAGAGACCAACACGACCACCACGTGGACGTTCGAGGGCACCGTCGGCGACGACTTCAGCGAGGACGGTCTGGCCGTCTGGCTCTTCGATCACAAGGGCGAGACGCTGCCGGCCCAGTTCGTCCCGAACAAGACCGGCAAGATCCAGTGGACCTTCAACGTCACCATCGCGCCAATCGCCATCGGCGGCGACGTCAAATCGAAGAACACGAACGATCTGAGCTTCGCCGTCACGAACGTCGCCCACACGGCCTACTCGGGTGAGTGATGGCTGACAAGGCACTCATGGTCGTCGGCCAGAAACGCTTCGTGCAGACGATGCGCAAGGCCGGCGCGGACATGGACGACCTGAAGGAAGTGAACCGCGAGGCCGCGCAGATCGCACTGCCCGCCGTCCGCAACCTCGCCCCGCGAGGCAAGACCGGCCGGCTGGCCGGCAGCCTGCGTATCGGAGCGACGAAACGTGCCGGCGTCATCCGCGCCGGCCGCAAGGCCGTGCCATACGCGGGCCCAATCAACTACGGGTGGCCGGCCCGCCGCATAAGACCGCGTCTCTTCGTCAACAACGGTGTCGCCTCCACCGAGAGCCAATGGCAAAAGGTCTACAAGGACTTCATCGACCAGGCCATGAATCAAGTGAAAGGAAAATAATGGCAACCACGAGAATCACCTACACGGACGGGACCAGCGAGACCGTGCCGATCACGATGCGCGCGACATGCAAGGCCGAGGCGCACGCCATCGAGGCCGGCTGGGGGCCAATCACCCAGTCCCCCGTCCGTTCCGGCGCGTACGCGGCCTACGCGGCCCTGCGCATGGCCGGCCGCACCATGCCTGATTTCGAGCATTGGCTGGACACCGTGGCGTCCTTCGACCTTGCGGCACCGAAGGAGGAACCGGAAGAGGGAAACCCTACGGACTAGCCACGTGGCCCCAAGACTCGCTCGGCCGTCTCTCGTTCCTCCTGGCAAGCCGTTTCGGCGGCACGCCATGGCAGTGGAGGAACGAGGCCGACGAATTGGATTGGGGCACCGGACTGGCCGAACTGCTCAAGGAAGCGGAAGAAACACCGAAGGAGTGAACCATGGCGCACAGCGCGATCATGAGCGTGCGCATCACCGGCAACGCCGATGATGCCGTCAAGGCGTTCGAGAAGACCACCACGAAGGCGGCCGCTTTCGGCAGCGCCATCGGCGGATTGGCCGTCAAGGGCGTGACCGCGCTGTGGGACACGGTCAAGGGCTTCGCCGGCGACGTGGTGAACATGTCGGACAGCACCGACAAGTTCATGAACACCATGAGCTTCGCCGGCATCGACACCAAAGCCGTGCAGGCAGCCACGAAGGAAACCCGCAAATACGCCGACGCCACCGTGTACGGCCTCGATGACATCCAGAACACCACCGCGCAGCTCGCGGCAAACGGCATCGGCAACTACATGGAACTGACCGAAGCCGCAGGAAACCTCAACGCCGTCGCCGGAGGCAACGCCGACAGTTTCAAAAGCGTGGCCATGGTCCTCACCCAGACCGCCGGCGCGGGAAAATTGACCACCGAGAACTGGAACCAACTCGCCGACGCCATCCCGGGCGCGTCCGGCAAACTCCAGGAGGCGCTGCTGAAGAACGGCGCGTACACGGGCAACTTCCGCGACGCCATGTCCAAGGGCGAGATCACCGCAGACGAGTTCAACAAGGCGCTCATGGACCTCGGCATGACCGACGTGGCGAAACAGGCCGCGACATCGACCAGCACCATCGAGGGAGCCATGGGAAACCTCGAAGCAGCCGTCACCGGCGGCCTGACCGACGCCTTCAACCTCTTCAAACCGGCCGTCACCGGCGGCATCAACGCGGCCGCGACGGCAGTCACAAACCTCGCGCAGACCGGCACGCAGGGATTGCAGACGTTCTTCACACAGGTCAAGGACACCGGAGCGTTCAACGCATTGCAGACGGCCGCGCAGTCGGCCGGCGGCGGACTGCAATCATTGTGGACCGGCATCATGGCCGTCGTGAACGCGATGACCGGAGGACAGCCGGCCGGAACCTCGTTCGGCAACGTGCTCAACGCCGTCGCCACGGCCGCGCAAACGGTCGGCGGCTGGCTGAAGACCGCAGGCGACTGGATCAGTCGAAACACGGAGCTAGTGACGCCACTCGTGGCCGCCGTCGGCGGCGCCGTGGCGGCCGTCACTGCCGTCACCACCGCCATGCGGATTGCCGCCGTCGCTCAGGCACTGCTCAACGCGGTCATGGCCGCGAACCCGATCATGCTGGTCATCACGCTCATCGCCGCGCTCGTGGCCGGACTCACCTACTTCTTCACCTGCACCAACACCGGCAAGGCCGTCTGGTCGAGCTTCACAAGTTTCCTGTCCGGCTGCGTGCAGGGCATCATCGGCTTCTTCTCCGGTCTCGGCTCCACCATCGTCAACATCTTCAACTCGGCAGCGAACGGGGCAAGGAACGCGTGGAACGGCGTAGTCGGCTGGTTCCGCGGACTGCCAGGCTCCATAGCCGGGTTCTTCGGCAACGCCGGCAGCATCCTGTACAACGCCGGAGCGAGCATCATCAGCGGATTCCTCAACGGCCTCAAATCGATGTGGAGCAACGTGACCGGCTGGATCAGCGGCATCGGCGACTGGATCAAGGCCCACAAGGGCCCGATCAGCTACGACCGTCGCCTGCTCATCCCCGCCGGCCAGGCCATCATGACCGGCTTCGCCCAGGGCCTCAACACCGGGTTCGACAACAACGTTGAAACCGCTATCAGCCGCGCCAACCGCAGACTAGCGGCCATGCCCCTCAACCTCTCCGCCCAGGGCAACACGGCCACGCCAGTGGTCAACACCTGGAACGTGGAGATCAACGGCGAGGTCATCGACAAGGACGGCACCGCCAAGGCCATCAAACGGCTTCTGGCCGACTACGACGCAAGGAGGTCATGATGCAGCAGTGCTTCATGTTCATCGACACCGGCAACGGATGGACACCCGTCAACGATTCCACCAAGGACATCGCAGCCCTCGACTCGTTCACCATCGACTGGGGAAGCGACAGCATCGACGAACAACCCGAACCTGCCGTGATGTCATTCACCCTCCGCGACCGCACCGGACGGCTCGCAGGCCAGGCACTCACATTGGCCGGCATGAAAGTGATCGTCCAATTCTCCAACCAGCCTCGATGGATGGACCTGACACCAGCGATGGGCGTCTGGCGCGATCTGCGCATCCCCATCGACTCGCTCCACAAGACGTATTCGCCCGGCTCACCCGACTCGCCAGACTCGCCATCCGAAACAATGTTCGCCGGCACCGTCTCCACCGGCGGCAGCATCGAACCGACCAGCGACGGCGGGTGGCTGCTCAAACTCTCCGCCACATCGAGGATGGCCGTGTGGAAGCGCCTGCAATCACAAGGACCGACAGACACGGCCGCGAAATGGGCCGGCGCGCACTGGATCGGCACGCCATCCGCACGCCTCGCGGAGATGAACCGCAGGGCCTCGGCGCAGGGAGCGCCGGAAGCCCAACTGGACGGGCTCGCCTTGCCATCGAGCGTCGCGCCATACACGCCATCAGACCACCCATCGCAGCTCGACCTGCTGCACCGGCTCACCGCCGGCCCACGACTCCCACAGTGGCATGAGGTCTACGACGGCGCTACATCAAGCCTCCGGCCATTGTTCCTCGCCGACCCGATCGCCGTGCACCTGTCATCGGACGGCCGTCTCAGCGTCCTCACCGACGGAGAGACACGCCACGCGCTCTCGGCGGCCGACATCGAGGCATCGACCGATCTGAGCATCACCGAACCATTGACTCAGGTGGTCATCAACGCGAAACGCGTCAAATCGGACAACGGCAAGCTCTCTTTCGACGACGTCGAGATCACGATTGGAGACCAGAACCGTCTGCCCTCCCAATTGACCGCCACGCAGAAGAGCCTCACCATCGATTCCGACATGCTCGCAATCGATGACTCAGGCGGCGTGTGGAACAGCGGGGCCACGTCGAACGTCAGCGACACCGACCGCGCCAACGTCGCGCAATGGCTCGAATCGCACGACCTGCGAATGGTCCCGGAGACAGTGACGTTCAACAGCACTCGAATCGACCCGGCACGACGGCCATGGCTGTACAAGGCAAGCCCATCCGGCCCGTTCATCATCGTCAAGGCCAAGGCGTCGGCCCTGACCGGCTCAGATGGCCGACCGTCCTTCACCGGCCCAATCACGACCATCGGCGGGACGCTCTCATACCGGTGGCGCGCGGGCAAGCCGACACTCACCCAGGAAGCGACGCTGGCCGCGCTCCGGCCGTTGCTGACGAGCCGCATCACATGGGCCGACCTGCCATCCAACCTCAGCTGGCAGCAGCTCGACCTGTACATCTGCGACCTCTCGATGATCCAGATCATCGACGCTTCTTCGCCCACCGCCGAAAAGGAAGGAACACAATGACAGCAACAACACCCATCTACGGGCTCGCGTATCCGGAAGGCTCCGACCTCGTATCAACCGCGCCGGACTCGTTCAAGAGCATGGCCGAGACGTTCGAACAGGCGCTTGACCAGGTGGATCGGAGGGACACGCCCGAAGGCGTCAAACCCGTCATCGCCACCACCCTCGAAGCCCTTCGGCAGATCACCGGCGTCACCGGCCAGACCGGATACGTCACCGGCGGCAACGACGACAACGGCCCATACGTGTGGGACGGGACCCAATGGGTCAAGACCAGGAACGCCGACCAGCCATGGAACGGCGTATGGAGACTCAACTCAGAGATCTACACCGGCCGCAAATGGGTCGATGGCCGGAGAATCTACATGCAGGTAAGGGAATACAAGAATCTGGCGAACAATTCCAGAATATCACCGGGCATCAGCAACATGTATACGCTGCTGGATGCACACGTCATCACACAGGGCAAGAACGGCTACATGCAGCCATACCTTGCGACAGACACCTACTGGCATTCGGAAGTCACGGTCACACCATCCGAGATCATCGTACGCAAAGGCTCGTCGAACACGGCCGCCATCAACGTCTGGATCGTCTTCATCTACACCGCGGGCGACCCGGCATGACGGATCTCATCATCGCCATCGTCGGCGCGGTCGGCGCGGTCGTCGGCGCACTGGTCTCCACCCTCTCGGCCGCCGCGAAGAACAAGATGGAAGCCTACAGGCTCGCACAGAAGATGCAGGCTGACAATCAACGCCTCTGGCAATGGAACCGGCAACTCATCGACCACATCTACCGTCGAGCCCCACCGCCGCCGCCGGAACCACCTGAAGACCTGTTCGACTGAAAGGAATATATGGAAGGCATCATATGGAAAGGCTCACCGAACCATTACGACGGACGCCAAGGCAACAAGGTTGACCGCATCACGTTGCATGTCATGGCCGGATATCTCGCCGGCACCGACAGCCTCTTCGCCAAAACAAGCGCACAGGCATCAAGCACATACGGAATCGGAGGAAACGGCGAGATCCACCAATATGTGTCGGAAGCGGACGGCGCATGGGCCGACGGCTCGCAGTCAAGCAACCTCCGGTCAATCAGCATCGAGCACCAGGGCGGCCTCGACTTCATCCCCTGCACCAAGGAATGCGTCGCGGCATCCGCCAGACTCTGCGCCGACATCGCGAAACGGTACGGCCTCGGCCGATTGGAGCGCGGCAAGAACATCTTCCTACACCGCGACATCCCACCGAGCACGCATCCCGCCTGCCCGGACCGGTGTCCAAACGGCCTCGACTGGCAGTCGGTCATCAACCAAGCGAATCAAATCAACGGATACGAAGGAGACGAAATGGCAAACGCCGGAGACGAAGTATGGAACTGGGCATACAAGCCAAACGGGAAAAACGCAACGCCAGGCGGCAACATGTACAACATGCTCACCTATGAATTGCCGTCTCGAATCTGCGCAAGCATCATGACCTACAACTACAGGGGCAGCGCGCCAGGCGGAAACGTGTACAACGCCATCTGCTTCGAGATCCCGAACCGCATCGACAAACTCACCAAGACCATCGAGGCGCAACAGCAGCAGATCACCGCACTCACCGAAAAAATCGCCAAACTGGAAGGAAACTCATGACCGACACCACGGAAAACCGCCTGCCATCGACCGACACCACCGCGCGACTCGGCATGCTGCCGATCGATGGACAGACCTCACAAGGGGCCACCGTCACCGCCACCGATGATGATGTGGCCGAAGACATGCCGGCCACGACACCGAAAATCGACAGCGGGACGGTCTCAAGATTCCTCGTGCTCCTGCTCGCGCTCGTCAACCAGGCATTGACGATGTTCGGCCATCCGGTGCTCAACATCGATGACACGACCATCACGCAGCTCGTAAGCCTCGCATGGACAGCCGGCAGCGCCATCTGGTGCTACTGGAAGGACAACGACGTGACGAAGGCGGCTCGCACCAAGAAAGCACGGCTCTCGGCACGCCACGCGACCTAAACGTCAAGTCTGACGGCAGCCGTTGCCGCACGTAAACGGCCATCGGGCATGGCCACGTAATGCTCTGTGGTCTCCACAGACTCATGGCCGAGCAGTTCGGCCACGACGAAGAGATCATGCGTCGTCGCATACGTCACCGTGGCGAATCTGTGCCTCAGCGTGTGTGCGCCGTATCCGTCTGGCAGCAGATGGCTGATGTGGTCGCCGACATATGATTCTTCGACGTGGCCTCCGAACCGGCCGGGGAACAGGTAGCCATGCGCGTCCATGATGATGCCGGCCAGATCATCCGGCAACGGCACTATGCGCTGCTTGTCGCCTTTGCCGCGCACGATCAATGACCGGCCGGCGCTGTCGGCCACCACGTCATCGCTGTGGACCCGCGCAATCTCGCCACGCCGCAGTCCGCACTCCGCGCCCAGCCGGATCATGAGTCTTTCCGACGGCGTGGCCATCTCCATCGCCGCAGCGATGTAACGGTCCGGGCATGGTCTGGGATGCGCGTGCGGCTTCTTCACCCTTGGCACGTCCAGACTCGGATCATCCGACCGTCTGCCGCTTTTATGCAGCCATCGGAAGAACGACGATATGGTGTTCCTGTATGCTTTGCGCGTCTCTGGTTTCCATTGTTGTCGCGCAAAGACCTGCACGATCTGCTCCGTGGTCACGTCTTTGGGGCCTGACGGCATGAGTAGCCATGATAGATGGATCATCTTGTATCGTCGGCTTTTGATGGTTTGTGCTGATAGGCCGGCCGCCCTAAGGGTGTCAGTCCACCCTTCGATGCTTTTGCGCCATGGGACCGGTGCGCTGATTTTGTTTCTCATGATCCATCATGGGCATCCTGATCTTCACGCGGCTAAACTGAGCTTGGATAAGCTCAGAAGCCCCATGGATTTGAACCTTGGACCTCTGGTGTCCCCAGAGGTCCAAGGTTCAAATCCATGCCCCGCTACCAATTGAAACCGGAAACCTTTTGGTTTCCGGTTTTT